TGGATGTACGCGCCAACGTGATATTTTGCGCGCAAAGCTGGTAATTCTGGGATGGTGAAAAATGTTTATCGCTATGGAATTATAGAATTGTGGATTCCGTAGCGATGAATTGATTGTTGATAGGGCGATAAATCTCCGGAATTTATTGGGTGTGGAGCCGAATGGATTCCGGAGGTTTTTATGGTGGAAAAAGATGTAGAAATGTTTCTGGAGGCGTGCGAGTTAAAGGGACTGAGCATGAAGACGATTGGAAGCTACGAGCAGACGATGAGGTTGTTCATGCAACATTTGTACAAAAATGGAATTGAGCGCACGGAAAATGTTACGCATCTGACGATTCAGGGATACATTCAGGAGATTCGGAGGCGGGGAAAGTATACCGCTGTGACGAATCAGGATGCCAGAAATTATCCGGAAAACCGTCCGGACTACGGAAAACAAGTCTCAGATGTGACGATCAACAACTACCTGCGGAATCTCAGAGTGTTTTTTAACTGGTGTGTCGATGAGGATATTCTTCGGAAATCGCCGATCAAGCGTGGCGACTTTACGAAGACAGATCACAAGCCGCTGGAATTTATCTCAGATGACGACTTCAAACGGCTGTTGAGAGCGCTGGATATTTCCAAATTTAGTGAGTACAGGGACTTTGTGATTGTTCAGCTGCTTCTGGACACCGGTATGAGAATCAGCGAATGTCTGATGATCAAAGTCAATGACCTGAATTTGGTAAAACGGTTCATCTGGCTACCTGCGAAAAACACGAAAGGAAAACGAGGCAGGTCGGTATTCTTTTCAGAGAAGATGGCAGGGCAGATTCGGAAGTGGATCAAGTACAAAGACCGCTACCGTGACAGCGATTTTTTATTTTGTACAAACAAGGGAAAGTCACTACAGGCAAATAATTTTGAAGCCAACGTCCGAAAGTACGCTAAGAGAGTTGGTTTGAAGAACGTTCATCCGCATGTGTTCCGGAACAACTTTGCAAAACGGTTCCTGATGAATGGCGGAGATATTTACACCCTGAGCCGGATTCTGGGGCACAGCAGCGTGACCGTGACAGAACAGGCTTATCTTGACCTGACACAGGAGGATCTGGCAGAGCTGTACCGCAGGCACAGTCCTCTGAAAAACATGAGATAACGCTGAAAAGCTCGGATTTTCCGGGCTTTTTCTTTTATGAATTCTATTCTAGATTAAACGATAGATTTCAAAATGGGCAACGCTTCACCCAGAATAAAACAAAACAGGACGCAGACGACAGTTTTTTCCAGTAGTATTCCTTTGAACTCAGCGTGGGCTGAGAAATAGTGCAAAGGAGTCTACTTTATGAAAAACTGTAACGAAATCATGCGGGGCGAACGGGCGGAGCTATCGAAAAAGAATCCTTATTATATTTCAAAGCATCGGTATTACGAACTGAAACATTTTTGCCGACAATACGACGAATGGAAGCGCGCATTGGTACGCATCGACGGATGGAAAGCGTTTCCGGAAAGCACGGGAGCAATCGTCAATGCAACACCCTCGAACCCGACAGAGCAAATGGCGATGGCACGAGCATTCTATTCGAGTAGGGTCAATCTGCTGGAGCACTGTCTGGGCGAACTGGAACCAGCAATCGCACCTTATATTCTGCGCGGCGTGACAGAAGGACATTCCTATGAAGCCCTCCGGATCAAGGGGTGCCCATGCTGCAAGGATACTTACTACAATAACTATCGCAAATTCTTCTGGATCCTCAGCCGGGAGCGGGCATGACGCGAAAAATACAGCCTCCTTTATGGACGAAAGTTCACGAAAATTGATTATGTAAAGGAGATTTTACTATGTTGAAGGCAAAGAAGAACTCTATGAATATTGACGTGACGGGTGTTGACGATATGACTGATCGTTGCGATCTTATGAGAGAAGTCATCCGCAGAAACTGCGATGTTGATCCGCGAATCATCGATTCGCTGGTGATCAAGCTGAGGAGATACGGTGACGAAAATCATAAGAAGTGCAACTATATACTCATACTCGAAAATTATGACCTGCGCGGCGTTGCACGAGACTTTGAGCTGCTGAAGAAAACAGGAATCATCGAGCATGTAAGCAAACCGACGAACTACATCGTTTAATAAAGGCGAGAACCGTGGAGAAATCTGCGGCTCTTTCTTTTTATCTGGACGCGAAAAATTCACCTTCTATTATGGAAAGAAATAAACAATTTTAGGAGGTATTTACTATGCTGAAGAATATTGTGAATGGTTTTGAGGAAATGATGAACTCTATTATGGCCGTAGTTAACGAGTCGTATAACGACAAGTATGCAGGCTGGAATGAGGGCGAAGAACTCCTCATGCTGAATGATGTTCGGTGTGGTATCCGCTGATGGATTCTGACCGGAAAACGGGCGTATGGAAACATGCGCTCTTTTCTTTTTCTATTTTAGAATAGGCCGTAACGAAGCAGCGCGAAATTTTCCTTGTGCTTTATGGAAGGATGTCTTCCGAATATGAATAAAGGAGATTGAAACTATGGGCTACCGAGTAAAAACAAATTACGACAGAGGCTATGTGAACGCAATGGACAAGGTCCGCGTGTTTATCGAAAGCAATCAGAAAGTTATGTATGTGAATACGGACGAGTACAAGAATGCTAAGAATGCACGTTCGGCTTATGCCAATGCGATCGCGTTGCTCCGTGCGAACGGAATTGTGAGAGCAACTCGAAGCAGAAATGACCTGTTTCTGATTCGCAACGACATCTAAGGCGTAGAGAGCTTACGAGAAATCGTAGGCTCTTTTATTTTTTTTCATCACGCAGAAGACCGTTTTATCCACTACATTATTAAAAGGAGATTTTCAAAATGCTGTACATCTACTATACTGTGCTATTCGTTGCCATCGTTCTGGGGCTGCTCTTCGGGATGGCGCTCTACCGCTGGTTCCATTACCGTGATATTTGCGAAGTGGGTGAGCTACTGATCGGCGAGGAAGATTCTCCCGACTGGCCCTACCTGAGCCTGAGCCTGGATGAGGAGGTGAAGAATTTTGAAGGCGATAAGTACATCATGCTGCGGGTGCGCAAATTGGACCTGACGCGAGAAAAACATGGTGCTTAATGGAGGAAACTCTAATTACTTTGTAAAGGAGAAAATCAAAATGGAAAACTACGAAAACAAAGAATTGCTGAAGGAAGCGGCAAAGCAATCGCTGGAGAGTCTCAAGGACTTGAAACCGGGTACGGAAGAGTACACGAACACGGCGAAGATGGCATTGCAGCTGTACGACATGCAGCTCAAGAGCGATGAGCAGGAGAGCAACCAGAACCTGAAAGAGGATGAGGAACGGCGGAAGGGCCAGGAGGTCATCAACGATCAGGAGAAGGCTGCAAAGGCACGGCGCATTGAGTGGGCGAAGTTTGGCATCAGCTGCCTGACGTTTCTGGGAACGATTGGTATGACGGTATACGGGTCAATCTGCGAGGCTGGTGGTGTAGTGCCGCTTTCCAGAGCATTGAACGATGGTCTCCATGAGATCAAGAGAGGCTTTACGGACAGAAAGTAAAGGAGGAACCGAGAGGGTTCGTGGCGAAAGCTGCGGGCTCTCTTTATTTTTTATGAGATATCACGACATGCCGCCAAAAGAGTGGACGAGCTACTACGGAAGCGTTTACCGATGCAATCACCCGGTGTATCGTGTCTGCACGCTCTACCGGGAACAGGGGAAAGGCCTGTGCGTGATCCAGCAGCGGTACAACGAGAAAACCAAGGCTACTTACTGGAGCGCCATCGACCCCTGGCTGACCGACAAGATCTATCTGCATGAAGGGTTCCGGCAGTATTTTGACAGCCACGCCAAGAAGAAAAACGCAAAGGGCGAGTACCCGACTGTGACCGTACGGCAGATCATGTGGGCACTGCGCATGAAACCCCTCAAGAAAGAACGCTGGGAGACCGTGTTTGACCGGAGTTTGATCTGACAAAGGAGAACTATTATGTGTGAATGCTGTAATGACACTATGACGATTGAAAAACATGAAGCTCATGATACCGTGGAGCTTGAAACCGATGACTATCTTGCCTGGTTAGCCAGAGAGAAACAAAGAATAAACGCGATAAAATCAGCTTATATTATGGAGGTGATTAAGAATGGTACTTATTAACGTTGAAAAGTATTTCAGAGTTCATTGCAGGGCATGCTGCGGCGAACGAATCAAAGAAGAAGCAAAACAACTGGGCGCTTATATTGAGCGGTATGATTACTTTGAAAATAAGCACACAGGTGTTACAGGTTTTATATTCGATGCGCATTGCAGCGAAAAAGAATTCAATGAACTTATGAAGCATTTCGACGAAGATAAAGAAATCATAACGGTTTTCACTAAATAAGTAAGAGAGCTTACGAGAGATCGTAGGCTCTTTTCTTTTTGCCCAAACGCGAAAAATTCATGTTCCCTTATGGAGGAGATAGCTCAAATGGTAGAGTGCCACTTCATTGTGGAGGCTATGGGTTCGAGGCCCATTCTCTTTTTTTAATTTTTATTTTTGGAGGTTGAACATTATGGAGGACATTATGCTGATCCGGTCGAGTTTTCTGCGCCGCATCATCTCGCAGATCATCAATAAGATGCTGAAAAAGCAGTTACCCGGTACAGAGGTACAGCTGGGCGAGGTTCAGGCGAACTGGAGCGAAAAAGAGCAGAAGCTGAAGATCCATCTGGTGGTGGATGCAGAGATGACCAAGCCGCAGCTGATGGATATTCTCAAGAAGGCTGATGTAATCTGACGCGAAAAATTCAGTGCGCTTTATGAGATGATTAGTCTCAGAATTATATTTTTGGAGGTACAAAACTATGGAAGTACGTAAAACTTGGAAAAATTGGTATCGTTATGTTGCTGGTGTGACCGGCGGCGGGATTGGCGCTATTGCAGGACTTGCAATCGCAGCATGGGGTGTTTATTGCCTCGGCTTCGATGCAGGCGGAAACTGTGAATGTAACTATCTCAGCCAGCTCATGCACAAGCATATGGGTGACGAGATGTACAAGGAAGTAGCAACTTCCATGAACGACGAAATCAACCAGAATTTTGAGAAGATGAATCGCAAATAAATAAGGCTAAGAGCCGTGGAGAAATCTGCGGCTCTTTCTTTTTCAAAATGGAGGTCAAACAATGAAACTGACGAAAACATGCGCGAAATTCCTGCACAAGCACGGCGGAACCATCCTGGCAGTGGCGGCATCTGTAGGCGTGGTGGCAACGGCCATCGAAACCGGGCGGGCGACCACGAAGGCACAGCACATACTTGAAGTTGACAAGGAGCTGACAAAATTCAACGAAAACGAGTTTGGAGTAACAGAAGAGCCTCCGACAAAGAAACAAATTGTTCTGATGTGCTGGAAAGCATACGTTCCGGCTGCGATTCTTGGCGGCGGTACCATTGCCTGCATCCTGGGCTCCAACGCGCTGAACAAAAAGCAGATCGCAGGCCTGACCGCGGCGTACATGGCACTGGGAAAGACCTATCAGGAGTATCGCAGGCAGGTGGCAGAGCAGATCGGCGTGGAAGAAGAAAAAGATATTTACAAGGACACGCAGGATGTTCTGGAGACTCCCGCCCCGGCAGGCACAGACGAAGAAAAATTGCTCTGCTACGAGCCTATCTCAAAAAGATATTTCCATGCAACGGAAACGGAGCTGATGGATGCCTTCTACAACGTGAACCGGAACTTTGCGTTGAATGGAGAAGTCTCGCTGAATGACTTCTACTCCTTCCTGCCCGGACTGGACTTTACACCGGAAGGAGATATGCTGGGCTGGTGCGCGGAGTATCTGAGCAACGAGTGGGAATATTACTGGATCGACTTCAACTATGCCCGGCAGACAACGGATGATGGACTGGAAGTGTACTATGTGACAGCATTCCAGGAGCCGATCAAAGAGTATCTGGATTACGACCCGACCAGACGGGAACCATTTTGAATTTTGAAAAGGAGACTGATATTTTATGAAGAAGATCAATTGGTGGAAAGTTGCATCCGTAGCCATGATGGCTGCAAGCGCGATCCTGAGCTTTGGCCACGACCTGATTGAGGAGCAGCGCAGCGAAGAGGAAATGCAGGACATGGCGCGGGAGGAAGTTCAGCGTCAGCTTGCAGAAAAGAACCTGTAAACGCGAAAAATACAGTCTCCCTTATGGAAGAGATATCCAAACTGACAAACAAAGGAGATTGATATTTATGTACGATCACGACTATTATGCAAAGATGGACAAGGCAATGGCACGCGTACTGAAGGCAGTTGCACGTTCAGTGGGATACGGCTTTACAGGGCTGTATCACTATCTGAAGAAGCAGCCGACCAGACTGTACGAGTATATCCGTTACCAGATCCAACTGGAACGCGATGATCAGCGTGAAACGGAAATTCGCTTCGAGAATTTGAAGCAGCACGGACATATCTGAAAGGCGAGAGCTTACGAGAAATCGTAGGCTCTTTCTTTTTATAAATTTTTGGAGGTACAAAGATGAACCTGAAAACATTTGCAAAGGCAGTGCGCAGGAGCGCAGGCAAGAACGCATCCAAGATCCTGGGAGGTCTGGCAATCACGGGAAGCATCACGGCAGTCTACTTCGCTGTGACGGCCACCCCCAAGGCCATGATCCTGCTGGACGAGAAAAAGCAGGAGCTGGGCGTGGAAAAGCTGGACGTGAAGACCATTGTCAAGACGGCAGGCCCGGTGTACGTGCCGACTGCGTTGAGCATGGTGCTGTCTGCGGGGTGCGTCATTGGTGCAGTCCATGTGGACGAGCGGCGGAATGCTGCACTGGCCGCGGCGTGCACCCTTTCTGAGAGCGCGCTCAAGACCTATCAGGACAAGGTGCTGGAGGCCATCGGTCCCGAGAAGGAACAGGAAATCCGGGAGACCATTGCACTGGAAAAGATGGCCAAGTGCCCCGAACCGGCAACCATCCAGCCTGCCAAGAACCTTGCCACGACCGATGTTTCCTACGACCAGCGGGTGAAGTGCTGGGAAAGCCTGACCAACACCTACTTCTGGACGACCAAGGCCATGATCGAAAAGGCCGTCAATGGGGTCAACAAACAGCTGCTCAGTGACTTCCGGGTGAGCGAGAATGATCTGTTCGACTATCTGGGCATCGACCACTGCGTAAACGGTGACCTGCTGGGCTGGGACACGGATTCGGGGCTTAACGTTGATATTTTCTATGCGTCCCGGCTGGACGAGGATGGAATGCCCTGCCTGACGCTGGAGTATCACACGCCTCCGAAGTGGCTGGGCGGCTATTGATATTTGACCAGGCGCGAAAAATTCAGCTTCCTTTATGGAGGTAATACTCCGACATTATAAACTTATATTTAAGAAAGAGGTAACAAAAATGGACGAAATGATGAACATGAACGAAACTACTATGGAGAACGAGACTTCTGTTGAGGTCGTTCCGGAGGAGAATGTTCAGATGATCGATAACGAGGAAACTTCGAGCAACGGCTCGGGCATTGGTCTCGCTGTTGGCGCTGTGGGTCTGGTTGCAGCCGTGGGATACGGACTGTACCGGAAGCACAAGGCCAAGAAGCAGAACAAGGACGAGGAGAAGCCGAAGACCAAGAAGAAGATCGTCTGGCAGAAGCCCTGGAAGATCGAGAATGTCGATTCTGCACAGGTGGACGTTCCTGATGAGGACGTTGAGGAAACTTCTGAAGAGAAGTAATGTTAGGTAAGGCGAGAGCCGTGGAGAAATCTGCGGCTCTTACTTTTTCGTTTTTGAAAGGATGACAACATGGCACAAGTAAACATGCCGAAGAGCAGCATCGGACAGCAGCCTGCCGCAGAGCCTCAGAAGAAGTTCCAGAAGGTCGTCAAGGGAAAAGTGACCCTCAAGGAGCAGAACGATATCCAGAAGATCGCCAACGAGTTCCTGGCCGAGGACCTCAAGACCGTGAAGAACCGCATCGTGGTGGACTATCTGCTGCCCATGCTGAAGAACGGTCTGTGGAGTATTTTTAACTCTGCGGTCAGCATTGCACTGTTTGGCGAGGACCGTTCCCGCGGCTCTTCGAGCAACTACTCCGGCTCCCGCACCCAGCGGAACAGCTACGACACCTACTATCAGGGTGGTTCCGGCAACCGGCAGGGAAATCCGAACCGGGCCGTAGGACGCAGTTTGCAGAACCTGGACTTTGAGTTCCGTGGGGATGCAGACGACACGCTTTCTCAGATGTACGATGCGATTCGCCAGTACGGTCAGGTCTCTGTGGGCGACCTGTGGGATCTGATGGGCGTTTCCAACGAGAGCACCGATTACAATTACGGCTGGTACAACCTTGATGGGGCGTTCATCAAGGGCATCCCGGGCGGATATCGCCTGATGCTGCCTCGTCCTGTACCGCTGCGCTGAACAATAAGAAAGGATTGATATTTATGAAGTTCCTGAAAAAGATCGACAAAACCGAAATCGTGGAAACGATGACCCGTGCTGCATCCAAGTGCGGCTACAAGCTGAAGAAGGCAAGCCCCACCATTATGATCGTTGGCGCTGCCATTGGTGGCGTGACCGCTACCGTGCTGGCCTGCAAGGCGACCATCAAGGCACAGGATATTCTGAACGAGCACTATGCTCAGGTGGAGAGCATCCACACGGCCAAGAAGCAGATCGAGAGCGGTGAGATCCAGCTGAGCGAGGGCGAGACCTACACCGAGAAGGATTACAAGAGCGATATTACGACCACCTATGTCCAGACCGGCCTGAAGCTGGCAAAGGTGTATGCGCCTGCGGTCACCCTGGGTGCGGTATCTCTGGGCTGCATGTTCGGTTCCCACCGCATCATGTCCAGGCGCAATGCGAGCCTGACTGCGGCTTATATTGCGCTGGACAAGGCCTTTGAGGAGTACAAGAGCCGTGTATCCGACCGCTTTGGCAGCCGTGTACAGGAGGAGCTGGAGCACAACATCAAGACTGTGGAGCTCGAGAGCAAGCGCACCAACGAGCAGGGCGTGGAGGAGACCATCAAGGAGTACAAGGACATCGCCATGCAGCACACCAGCCCCTATACCTGCATCTTTGACGAGACTGTGGACACCTGGCAGCCTGACAACATGCTGAACCGCAACTACCTGTTCCTGATGGAGCAGGCGGCAAACAAGCGTCTGCGCACCCAGGGGCACCTGTTTCTGAATGACGTTCTGGCATCTCTGGGCACCCACGGAGGTGTGACCCTGAAGACCCCGGAAGGCCAGATCGTGGGCTGGATCTATGACCCGAACGACCCGACCCGACAGAACCACGTGGATTTTGGTGTGACCAACTACGTCGAGGGAGACGAGGCGCTGAACAGCTTTATCAACGGCGGGGAGCGCTCGGTGATGCTGCGGTTCAACTGTGACGGGCCCATCATCGACAAGATCTGAGACTGATATTTTGGAGGAATACGCTATGACCAGATTCGTTAAGAGACTGTCTTACCTGTTTGCTGCCATGGCCGGAGTCTGCTTCGTCTCTGGTCTGGCGGTTCTTTCTGAGTGAGGTGGAACGATGGAAACTTTGGAAAGCACTTTCCTGTTTCTGGACTATCTGACCGATACCAAACACAAGCGCCACATGGTGGGAGGCATTCTGATGAGTGTCTCCCTTTTCTTTGGTGGACTGGCGTTTACCATGATGACGATCAAAGGAGACATCGACAATGAACAAGACCGTGCGTGATATTCTGCTCTTTGCAGCAGGCTTTGGGGCAGGTGCCCTTGTGATGCACACTGTTTTCGAGAAGAAATACGAGACCTATTACGGCAAACGGTACGAGGCCGAGCGTGAGAATCTGCGGCAGAAGGAAGCCGATATGGACAAGACCATCGAAGAAAGGGCGACCCAGAAGAGCTTTGAACAGCTGGCCGGGAAGTACCGTACCGAATCTGACCCGGAAGATGTGGTGGCACATGAGGCCATCGAAGTCATTGAGCCGGATCAGTTTGGTGAGCTGGACGACTACGAGACTTCCTTTCTGACCTACTACGCAGACGGAAAGCTGGTGTTCGACACGGAGGATCAGCCCGTGGATGACGATGATATTCCGAAGATCATTGGCAACGAGGCACTGGACCGCATTGGCGAGTTCGCACCGAGCGCTGTCCATGTCCGCAACCACAACTACCACAAGGACTACGAGATTCTCCGGGTTCGGGAGAACTGGCCCGGTAACCACGACGATGAGGAGGATGAATGAACTTTATGAGGGAGACGGAGCAGTATTATGACTGGCTCTACAAGATCGTCTGTGGCGAATGGGAACCCCGGAACCTCAGTTTTCACCGCTTACTGATGTATCTTTTTAACCGGGATTATATTCCGGCGTGCGAAATGGATGTCTGCCGGGCAACGGACGGCATCAACCTGCGGTACCGCTTTGCATCGGAGAATAATATTCCGTACGGGATGATCGATGCGGTATTTCAGGGCGTACCCTGCTCTATGCTGGAGATGATGGTGGCGCTGGCGATTCGCATCGAGGAGCACATCATGGAAGACCGCAGCATGGGCAACCGCGTGGGGCAGTGGTTCTGGAGCATGGTCGTCAGCCTGGGTCTGGCTGCCATGGACGACACCCGTTTCAGCGAAGAGCGCGCGGAACCGATCCTGGCCCGGTTTATGGATCGGGACTATCAGCCGAACGGGGCTGGTGGCCTCTTTACGATTACCCGTACGTCCATCGACATGCGTACCATTGATATTTGGTACCAGTTGATGAGCTGGTTGAATGAGAATGAGTTTTGATGACATATGAATCAAAAATCTGCATCCCTATGGAAGGATTCGTTGAGAAGATACTCGACGATTCCCATGTGATGCTGCGAATCACGGCGTGTCGAGACGAGAACAACATTGGTCGGCTGATTCTGGCTGACCCGAATTACTGGAGGAAAATTGACAATGGAACTGACTGATATTTTGATCGACCTGAGCAACAGCAAGGCTGCACTGGAGGTGGCCAATCACACCATCCGCCGCATGAAGGGCAAGTGCATCCGGAAGAACATTCTCATCGCTGGTCTGCTGTGGTTCGGCTTTGTTTCCTGCAAGATGGTGAACGAGGCGGAAAAGCAGCGCAAGGAAGCCGATGAGCGTGCCCGCGAGGCAGAGGCAGCGCTGGCCCAGATGACCCTCCAGAAAGAGAAAGACGTATAAAAACCTCGGAGAAAGGAGGAAGTCAGTTACAAATGATTGATTTCCTGATGATTGCAACGCGGACGGGAAAACGCGGGACAATCGAAATTTATCCCAAATTCATCATCAAGAAGTCGAAAGACCTGATGATCCGGGGTTCTGATTTTTACGCGGTCTGGATGGAAGAGCGGGGGCTTTGGAGTACGGACGAACAGGATGCGCTCCAGATGATCGACCGCGCGCTGGATATTTACGCGGAGGAACACAAGCAGGTCTTCAATGACAGCTACCGTGTTCTGCACATGTGGGACGCGGAGAGCGGGATGATCGACAACTGGCACAAATACTGTCAGCGTCAGATGCGGGACAACTACCACACCCTTGACGATACATTGATATTTGCGAACACCCCTGTCAAGAAGGAAAGCTATGCGTCGAAGCGGCTGCCGTATCTTCTGGAGGAGGGGAACATCAGCGCCTACGACGAGCTGATGACCACCTTATATTCTCCCGAGGAGCGGAAGAAGATCGAATGGGCGGTTGGTGCGATCGTGAACGGCGATTCCCGCAAGATCCAGAAGTTCCTTGTGCTCTATGGCCCACCCGGAAGCGGCAAATCGACCGTGCTGAACATCGTCCAGAAGCTTTTCGACGGGTACTGGTCGGTGTTCGACTCCAAGGTGCTGGGGTCATCGTCCAATGCGTTTGCGCTGGAGGCGTTCAAATCGAACCCGCTGATCGCGATCCAGCACGACGGTGACCTTTCCCGCATCGAGGACAACACCCGGCTGAACTCGCTGGTATCCCACGAGACCATGCTGGTGAACGAGAAGTTCCGCAGCCAGTATTCCAGCCAGTTCAAGTGTTTCATGTTTCTGGGCACCAACAAGCCCGTTAAGATCACGGATGCAAAATCGGGCCTGATCCGACGACTGATCGATGTGGAACCTACCGGCGAAAAGATCCCTGCAAAAAAGTACCGTGACCTTGTAGCGAAGGTGGACTTTGAGCTGGGTGGCATCGCATGGAACTGCAAGGAAGTATATGAGCAGAACAAACATCTCTACGATGATTATATTCCGACCCGTATGCTGGGTGCATCGAACGACTTTTACAACTTCATGCTGGATTCCTTTTATATTTTCAAGAAGGAGGACGGTGTATCCCTGAAGCGGGCCTGGGCGATGTACAACACCTACAATGACGAGGCTAAGGTGGCGTACCCATATTCGCGCCGTGCGTTCCGGGAAGAGCTGATGAACTACTTCGAGGAGTACAAGGAACGCGCAGAAACCGTGAATGGCGAGCGGGTGCGGAGCTACTACAGCGGCTTCAAAGCGGAGAAATTCAAAGAGTTCCTTGACGAACCTGTGAAGGCAGAAGAACCCACTGCCGAGCCGGAAACGTCATGGATCGAGTTCAAAGAGCAGCATTCTCTCTTCAATGATATTTGCAAGGACTGCCCTGCACAGTATGCGACAGACGATGGCATTCCGATGCGAAAATGGGAGAATGTCGAGTCAAAATTGGCCGAACTGGATACTTCGAGACTGCACTACGTGAAAGTTCCGGAGAATCACATTGTCATCGACTTTGATATTCCCGGGCCGGATGGAAAAAAGAGCTTCGAGCGCAACCTGGAAGCTGCCTCCAAATGGCCCCAGACCTATGCGGAGCTGAGCAAATCTGGTGCGGGCATCCACCTGCATTATATTTACACCGGCGATGCAACGAAGCTGAGCAGGATCTACGACGAGAACATCGAGGTCAAGGTGTTCACGGGGAAGTCCTCTCTGCGGAGAAAACTGTCGAAATGCAATGATATTCCGGTTGCGACCATCAGCAGCGGCCTGCCACTGAAGGGAGAAACGAAAATGGTTGATACAAAGCAGATTCAGGATGAGCGGCACCTGCGTATCCTCATCAAGAAAGCCCTTGCCAAGGAGATCAGCCCCTATACGAAGCCCAGCATTGACTTTATTGCGCACATCATGGACGAAGCCTACGAGGGCAATGTCGTTTACAACGTGGATGACATGCGGAATGCGATCCTGGGCTTTGCCGCCAGCAGCACGAACCAGGCGGACACCTGCCTGAAGATCGTGGCGAAGATGCACTTCAAGTCGAAGGATGACATTCAGCGGGAGGCCCCTGCGGGGGAGGAAACGCCATTGATATTTTTCGACGTGGAGGTGTTCCCGAACCTGCTGCTCGTGAACTGGAAGTTTGCCAAGCAGGAGCCTGTGCACCGCATGGTGAATCCTACGCCGGACGAGATCGAGACCCTGACAAAGTATCGGCTGGTCGGCTTCAACAACCGCAAGTACGACAACCATATCCTCTGGGCCCGCATGATCGGGATGTCGGTGGAGCAGATCTATGCGCTGTCCAACCGGATCATCAACGAACACACGGGCTTCTTTGGTGAGGCGTACAACCTGTCCTACACTGATATTTACGACTTCTCGTCGAAAAAACAGAGCCTTAAGAAGTTTGAAATCGAGTTGGGCATCCACCATCAGGAGCTGGGGCTTCCGTGGGATCAGCCGGTGCCGAAGAGCCTGTGGGACAAGGTGGCAGAGTATTGTGACAACGATGTGATCGCGACCGAGACCCTATTCTACTCGAAAAAGCGTCAGGCAGACTTTGTGGCGCGAGAGATTCTGGCAGACCTTGCCGGGATGACGGTGAACGATACGACAAACTCGCTGACAACACGCATTATTTTCGGCAAGGAAAAGCACCCCCGGCTGGTCTACACCGACCTTGCTACGGGAAAATCCGATGCGATCGTGGAAGTCGAGCCTGATATTTTGACCGACTGCAACATCATCAATGCCTTTCCCGGTTACGAGTGGGCCAAGGGCGAGGACGGCAAGTACCACAACATGTTCCGAGGTACAGACCTGGGCATGGGTGGTTATGTCTACGCTGAGCCCGGGATGTACACGAACGTAGCTTTGTTGGACGTTGCGTCGCTGCATCCGCATTCGGCTGTTGCCATGAACTACTTTGGCGAGTACACCAAGCATTTCAACGACCTGATGGATGTACGAATCTACGTCAAGCACGGCGAGTACGAGAAGGCAAAGGGACTCTTTGGCGGCAAACTGACAAAGTACCTCGATGATCCGCAGCAGGCAAAGGCTCTGGCGCAAGCGTTGAAGATCGCCATCAACTCGGTTTACGGGTTGACCAGTGCAAGCTTCGACAACCCGTTCCGCAACCCCAAGAACGTCAACAACATTGTGGCGCTTCGAGGGGCTTTATTTATGCGCACTTTGCAAGATGAAGTGCAGCAGCGCGGCTTTAAGGTCGCGCATATCAAAACGGATTCGATCAAGATCCCCGATGCGACCCCGGAAATCATTGCGTACTGCATGGATTTTGCGAAGAAGTACGGCTACACGTTCGAGCATGAGGCGACCTACGAGCGGATGTGTCTGGTAAACAATGCCGTTTATATTGCGAAATACATGACTGCGGACCGCTGTGAGGCGCTTTACGGTTATATCCCGGGCGACTGCAAGGACGAAGGCGGCGAATGGACGGCGACGGGAACCCAGTTCCAGGTGCCGTATGTGTTCAAGACCCTGTTCTCCAAGGAGAAGATCGAGTTCACTGACCTCTGCGAGACAAAGACTGTTTCCAAGGGTGCTATCTATCTCGACAAGAACGAGGATCTGCCCGAAGGCGAACACAATTATATTTTTGTGGGACGCGTGGGACAGTTCTGCCCGATCATGCCGGGAAAGGGTGGTGCTCTGCTGCTGCGGGAAGCGGGCCTGACGGATACCGGCGAACGGAAATATGCTTCTGTGACCGGAGCAAAGGATTACCGCTGGCTGGAAAGCGAGGCGGTCTATCAGCTTCAGATGCAGGAGGATATCGACAAAAGATATTTCAACCGGGAAGTAGATGAGGCAGTTGAGGAGATCTCCAAGTACGGCGACTTCAACTGGTTCGTTGGTGACGATGGCGTTGCTCCCTGGACAGCACCGGATCTTCCATGGAGCGATGCGCAGGAAGAAGCAGCAAGAAATTTTGACGTGAGGTGATATTTTTTATGGCGTTCAAACTTTGTGACAGTAACAAACGTGTGATTGGTAACATTACCGATGTTGTTAGAACGGTGGATGGGGAGACGATGATTACACTGGACACAGGCCATACGTTCCAGTTTAAGTCTTATGACATTTATTGGGATAAGGGACATAATTGCTTCATTAACAAACCCTATTACCGGGGTACGTTGAACACCGCACATGCAAAGGAGGCGACGGCAATGAATGCAGCGGCTATTAAGAATGTGATTTTTGCTCCTCCGGCCACGATCGTTTACTGGTCGGATGGTTCCAAGACCGTTGTGAAGTGCAGCGAGAAGGATGTTTTCGACCCGGAGAAGGGGCTGGCCATGGCGATCGCAAAGCGTTGCGGCGGCAACAAGGGCAGCTATTACAAGGAGATCCAGAATTGGGTCGAGAAGAGCGGGAAGAAGTATCCCGGGAAGACTGCTGCCGGAAAAGCTGTCGATCTGGATGTGCTGAAAAAGTACAGTTCTGAGGCAAATAAGGATTGTGAGAAGTTCCTCAGCGCGGTCATGAGCAACAATCAGTCTGGTATACTTCTCCACCTGACAGCACTCGTGGCAGATCTGAAAATTCTGGAAAATGAAATCAACAAGTAAAAAGGAGACTGATATTTATGTACACCAAGCGCCAGAAAGTCAATATCGACGATACCCGTTTCATCTTTACCACCAACTTCAGCGGTGACCCCAGCCGTGATCGCTTTGGCTCGGACAAGCGCCGCGTCAACGTGGTGATCCCGACCATGGAGCTGGTGAATCACCTCATGGACCTCGGCGTGAAGGTTCGTCAGACCAATCCGAATCCCGAGCGTACCTACGACGAGCCGTTCGTTCCGACCTACTTCGTGCCGGTGACGATCAACATGGATTCCAAGTGGCCCCCGCATATCTACTGGGTCACCACTTCCGGCAAGCGCCTGCTTTGCAACATGGACACGATCAGTCAGCTGGACTTTATCCGGGTCAAGAACGTCTGTCTCCAGGCAAACCTTGTCGAGAAGCGGAACGCACCCGGCGAGTACAGCCTGTATGCGGATGTGATGTATGTTGAGCAGGATGCGGATGCTGATCCGTACGCAGAGCGCTATGCCCGGTTTGCAGCTCCTGAAGCAGACATGGCAGAGCCGAGCGACCACACCGAAATTCCGTTCTGAGGTGACGCATATGAAGAAACTGTTTATCAGCGCACCGATGAAAGGCCGCACTGAAGCACAAATCCGGGCAACCATGGAGCAGATGCACCATATTGCTGAGGCTGTGTTTGGCGAGGAGCTGGAGGTGATCCAGACTTATATTTCTGATGATCCTCCGGCTGATGCGAATCAGGCAGTCTGGTACCTTGGTGAGAGCATCAAGAAGATGGCGGATGCAGACTACTTTATTGGGATCTACGATGAGGAAAAGGCGTTCCGTGGCTGTGCAATCGAAAACCTGGTTGCCCGTTCGTACAATGTCCCGAGCTATGTGATCAACTTTGGTTTCGTAGCCCCTGATGTTACGGAGGCTCGTGCAAAAGCCAACCGGAAGTACAACCGCTATTATTGATCATTGATATTTTTCGAGTGCCGGGGTCAGTCCCTGGTCGAATGCCCAGTCGGTGAGTGCCCACGTCGCAAATGGCGGCTCTAAGGAAACAGCTCGATTTATATTTTTGATGTGCAATTTGGGAGGTTGACAGTATGAAAGTTCTGAGGGTTCGCCCAAAGCATTACCCTGAAGTGATTGACATTGACTGTTCTCTGGAATCGCTCCAGAAAGAGGTGGAAGGCCCGATTCAGGCTATTTACCCGTGGGACGATGAGGTGGCATTGATTTGCAACGAAGAAGGAAAGCTGCATGATGATTGCATTGAGAAACTCAACCGGACGCTCGACGGCCCTTATGGTATCCCCATTGATATTATCGTTGGAACATTCCTGATTGTAGGCCTCACGGAGGATGATTTCGGTGAGCTTTTGCCGGAGTTCGTCGAGAAGTACGAGAAGATGTTCCATCAGCCGAGAAAGTTCGTCACCTACACGGATAGCGAAGGCAAAGCGCATATCTACGTTGATTATTGTACACCTGAAGAATAAGCACATGAGAGCCCTGGAGAAATCTGGGGCTCTTTTATTTGAGCCATTAGCATGGGCTGTACGGTGGGTTCGATTCCCGCATGACTCGCAACCGGGCCAGAGAGCCTGATATTTGAATAACAGAAGGAGTAAGGATTATGAGCAGAGAAAAAGTAAAAGAGATCGTCGATTACATGGTTTCGGAGGGTACACAGAACACCAACTACGGCTGCTGGGCCTTTGATATTCCGGAACTGTGCGACAAGTTCGGCCTTCCGTTGGAATGGTTCTATGAGCACAACGATGATATTTGCCGCGAACTCGACGAGCGTGATGAGGTTGCTGATTACGAGCAGAACTACGACTGGAACAACCATCCGCTGGATTACGACCTGGTTTATTACACGGACTTCTGCCATTTTGAGGAGGCGTGATATTTATGGGCGGACTTCGCAGAGTAGATAAGGCTTGCAAAAAATGCGGCGTTATGATGTATCAGGTTCCGTCAAAAAGATTGTACTGCGATAAATGTCGGGACACCGTACCGCGTAACATGTCAAAGATGGAAGAAAAGCCTAAAAAGCTCACACTGTCAGAAATCATGCGCGAAGCAGACAAGGAGGGTTTGCAATATGCATCTTACTGCAAAAAGCACGGACTTTACTAAGAAAAAAGAGCTCTGGAAGGTGTTCAGAAAGCACCGGAAAGAGCTCTTTGCTTATACCGTCAGAGGGGAGGGTGAAGATGAGGAAGAGGCGACGATCTCGCTTCTGGCCTATGAGAATTACTGCAAGAAAAGTGACATTTATGTGACGTTGGAAATGAGGTGAGCGACCTGATGGCAGGTGTAACGCTCTACGACTATCAATTGAATGCAATCAACCGTATGAAAATCGGCTGCATCTTATGTGGAGGCGTAGGAAGCGGAAAATCGAGAACGAGTTTGGCGTTCTATTACAAACTTTACGATGGGGAGGTGAACACGGAGAATTATGTACGCATGACCGAGCCCCCGGATCTTTACATCATCACGACTGCCCGGAAACGGGACACCGGAGAGTGGGACGAAGAACTGGCCCATTTCTATATGTCTACAGATCCAGAGCATGATATTTACGAGCACAAGGTCGTGGTGGATTCCTGGAACAATATCGGAAAGTACGTTGGCGTGAAGAATGCGTTCTTTATATTTGACGAGCAGCGAGTCGTTGGAAAAGGCGCATGGGTGAAATCTTTCTACAAAATTACGCAAAATAACGAGTGGATTCTGCTCAGCGCCACCCCCGGGGACTGCTGGACGGATTATATCCCGGTGTTCATCGCCAATGGGTTCTATCGAAACAGAACGGACTTCAACAACCAGCATGTGGTATACAGCCAATTCTGCACGAAGTACCCGAAGATCGATCGGTATCTGAATACCCAGCGCTTGGTACGGCTACGGGAACGGATTCTGGTTGACATGGACTTCGAGCGGCCGACGGTATCGCACCATGAGAATGTATTTGTGGATTACGACAAGGCGAAGTATCTGTCGATCTGCAAGAACCGGTGGAATCTCTGGGAGAACAAGCCAATCGAGACCGCCAGCGAGTTCTGCTATCTGCTGCGGAAGTTGGTGAACGCTGATGCAAGCCGACAAGAAAAAGTGCTGGATATTTGTAAAGGCAGACCTAGGGTCATTATCTTCTATAATTTCGATTATGAGCTTGATATTCTGATGGGTCTGGACTATGGCAAGGACACCGAAGTTGCACAATGGAACGGGCACAAGCATCAGCCGCTTCCTGAAGGCGATAGCTGGGTGTATCTGGTGCAGTACAATGCCGGTGCTGAAGGCTGGAACTGCATCAAAACGGACACCATTATATTTTACAGCCAGAACTACTCATATAAGATCATGGAGCAAGCCTCGGGGCGTATCGACCGACTGAATACACCGTACAAGGATCTGTACTACTACCATCTGAAGAGTAGAAGTGGTATTGATCTTGCGATTTCGAGAGCCCTGAACTCGAAGAAGGCGTTTAACGAGAGGAAATTTTATGGAGCAGGTTAACTTTGAAGATGTATTTGCTGACCTGATTCATTCTTTTGAATCTGCGGCAGATAAAATAAAGAAAATCACAGATGAACTGGAGGACGAGGTTTATATGAGAATTGCAAATGACCGGAAAGCTGCCAATGGATTCCGTCCGAGCTATCCGAAATGCAAGATTCCTAAGACCGACATGCCTAACAAAGTTATGCAGGGGCGGATTCATAAACACTGCTAATAGAAAGGATTGATATTTGTGATCAAAGATTCTGGAGATCGCACCGAGTTTGAAACTGGTGCAAAGCGTGATATGCACGCAGGGAAGGGGCGCATGGACCTTCTGCCTTGGTATGGCATCATGGAAGTCAGCAAGCACTGCGAGGAGGGCGCACTGAAGTATGGTGAGCACAATGTAGACAAGGGTATTCCGCTGCATTCGCTGCTGGACAGCGCTTCTCGGCATCTGGCAAAGTACATGGTTGGCATGGACGATGAGGATCACCTGCGAGCTGCCTGTTGGAACCTGCTGTGGGCATTGAATCAGCGAGAGACCCATCCGGAACTGGATGATAGGTTCTCCGTTAAGCAGGAGAAGGCTGAGAAAAAACGTCCCTGGATATCTGTCGAGTGCACCAATTGCATGAAGCGCTATCCGATTGCTCCTGAGGTATGGTCATATAATGCAGACGGAGTTTCTATCGATAACAAAATTTTGAGATGCCCATTTTGTAAAGCAAATGAGGTGCACAGATATATCGGCGACCTTGACGGATATGCAGATCCTGACGAAAAGCTCGTTGCCGTTAAATGCGGTGGCTGTAATGCTCATTTTGGGATTCCTACATCTAACTGGAACAGTATGAAGGAGTGCACAATCCATAATGGCGAGGTTCTGGCACGTTGCCCTCGCTGCGGAAAGGACACTTTTATTTCGGAGGTGAAACCTGATGAATAACTGGATGCGCGAAGTGGACTATGCGACCTACTGTCCGAAGTGCAAGAGCTTCAAGGTGCTGGAGACGGATGAACCCTGCCACGAGTGCCTGACGGAGTGTGCGCGGGAGGGTACGGTGAAGCCTCTGAAGTTCGAGGAAGCGAAGGTGAAAATTAAATGAGAAATATGTCTAAGAAGACACGAAAACTTATTGATCGAAAGGTCGTCCATAAGTATTTCTGGTTCGATTATTTGGAGGGAAGCATATTCTATCACTCAAACCATGTTTGGCCTGCACGTTTGTGGATTGGTGATGCAATCGACCATAATGACGATACTCAGTGTTGGATGTATGTGCCAGCTCATAAAGAATATGTGCAGGCAATTCTGATTGTGAAAAAGGGTGTGCCACTTTCTCCTAAAGTTTCCGAATGGATTAACCGTCGCCGAAAAGAATTTGGATGCAAAAAAGGAGGACTTCGTAAAAATTATGTTGCGCAAAATCGTTGATTTCGTCAAAGAGATATTCTAGACAGAGCCGATGCCGGCAATAGTTAATACTCTGCGGGAGTTGACTATGAAGCCCGTGAAGTTCGATGAGAAGACGCGAAAATAACAGGCTCCTTTATGAGATGGTTAGTCTCAGAATTATATTTCGGAGGTACGAAACTATGATCGTTTTGAACATCAAATGCAAAAATCCTGAGGAAATGGCTAAATTTCGTGATCGCATGTGCGAGGCACTGGTTGGCTCACCTGCATTCAAAAATAATGAAATTGCAGTGTGCGACTTTACCGACCTTGATAAGGCGTTTTCGATATTTATCGGCAATTCCAACGACCATGATGTGGAATATGATTTAATAGATACGGACTTTATGGAACGTTAATACGATCTAATCATTAAAGCTAGAGCCGTGGAGAAATCTGCGGCTCTTAATTTTTATCGTTGAAGGAGATGCTTGTATGCAACGTATGAACATCAAATGTTGCCATTGTGGAGACTATACCCCATTTATCACAGAGGAGAACATTGAGGTTATTCCTCAAGTTAATCTCACAAGAACCGATATGAATATTTTGGGCGATATCGCCGAAGCATCGGCGGAATGCGGTTGTTTTCTTGCGTATGATTTCTTACGCCGGGTTCAGAGCGAAGTAACCAAAATTGTAGAGTACCAGGAGGAACGGTGAACGCTAAATGATATTTGCTGAAGAGAATCTGAACTCTTTGAATGCCATTGCTGGACTATTGGCTTCATTTGGGTGTGATAGTCAGGCTGGTTGTGTGCTTTATATTCAGTATAAAATTGCAAAGACCATGGAGGCTGACGAAAGGAAATGCAGAAATGAGAAACATGTCTAAGAAAACCTGGAAACTCCGGGTTTGGAATCACATGACCGAGATGCAGAAGCTGGATATTCTGCTGAAGCACGCTAAGGTTCCGCATACTTATGGACATCGTTGGGATGGTGGCGAGCAAATCACTGCATATGATGCTGCTGGAAATCGTATCTGGGATGGCATTTGGGGTTGGGGTTCCTATGGCTTTGAGCAAGGGCTTATCGAGGCAATGGGTGCGCAGCTACTTGGCCATGATGATGTTGAGGGCTGGCTCACGGCTCGTCAGGTCACAAAGATGTGGAGGTGTAGAAATGCTGCGCAAAATCGTTGATTTCGTCAAAAAGATACTCTGGACAGAGCCGATGGTTTCGACAGTCAACACACTGAAAGATGCCATGCGGGATCTTGAGGTGGCCCGGAACCACTTTGAGAACTGCGATCCGGAGTTTATCACGGCTGCTATCTTCGAGCTGAACGCTGCGGAGAGCCGTCTGGATGCCGCGAGGAGGTGTGCAGTATGACAACTTTCTACTGTCCTACATATTTCTGCAATTTCTGTGAGCGAGAGTTTGAAGTGGGTAATCGCTATCATAATGAAGAGGAAGCATTTAATAAAGCAAAAGAATTGATGTACCACAAAGCTGTTCACATCTGTGATAATGGAAATATTGGTGTCGGTGTTTTTACAGGATTTGAAAGGGTGGATATCGGTGACTAATAATACTTGGGAAAAAATCGGCCATATGCTGGGTCATATTCTGGCGGTGACGCTGGTTATTTGCGCATGGCTGATCATTATTGTGTTCACGCTGAAGGTGATCTGGTTCATTTTGTTCCGGATTCTGTTGTGAGGTGCGATATGATTGACTATGAAGAAGTTGTTGAGGCCATATGGAGGTACGACTGTCCTCGAATCGACATTGATGAGGATATTACGACGCTTTATGCGGATGGCAAACCCTTTGCGCAAGTTATTCACAGGGCTGACGGGTCACGCGAGGACTTGTATTTTGAGGATTACGAGCTTCAAAAAGATATCCTGATCAAGCCGAACGCTACGTTGCGTGATGTGGTCGAGCTTTGCATGAATGGTGACATTAGCTACGCAGATGCTCGTGAATGGTGCATGGAGAATGATATTTCACTTGGGCAGTTCGACAGGTGGCTTTATGGTGCGCTGAGAAAGTCTGATACCCCTTCCCGGGTGAAGCCGAAAGAACCGTGGCCATATCGAGTGGTGGCGGGCATAAACCGGGTGCTGGAGATTCTGCTTAACTCGATTTTGGAGGATTTTATATGAGATGTTGTCCGGTATGCTATTTAAAAGTGAGGCCAACTGTATATGGAACAGCGACCACTGGGACAAGCCTGGAAATCAAGTATAAGATTCAGTGTCGGAATTGCGGATTTGGATGCGATAAAGCAGGCAGTGTCATAGTGCAATATGATGAAGAAACGATGAGCCCAATAGCAGATGATCATGGCTTACGGAAACTTATTAGAGACTGGGATTCTATTTTGCGAGATCCTGATAGAGAAAGGCTGGCTGATATATGAAGTACACATTTTGGTTTGAATGCACCGACAATGGTGGTGAACATCAGGCTTTTGAAGTCAAAGCAGAGAATAAGCAGGAGGCCATCAAGAAGTGCATGGCGTTTGCAAAGAAACATGCTTCGGGTGATATCTGTGGGGATTGGACTTGCAGATTGATGCAGGAGGATCTTTTATGAGATGTTGTCCTATGTGCTATTGTAAAGCATATTTGAAAAATACAGGCGCGATGGTCTGCGGTACGACTATGAAGCTCCAATATGAGATTTCCTGTTCTAATTGTGGACTCGGTCCAGCTAAAACAGGTGCAGTCTTAATGACCTATAATGAGCACAACATGCAGGGTGTAATTGATGATTCAGATCTGAAGCAGTTTATTAAAGACTGGGATTCTATTTTGCGAGATCCTGAAAGAGAAAGGATTGCTAATATATGAAACACACCTTTATATTTTCCTGCACAGACAATGGCGGTGGACATCACAGCTTTGAAGTCCGGGCGACCGACAAGCAGGAGGCCATCCGTAAAGGCATGAAAACTACGAAGAAGTTCGCTTGTGGAGATATCTGCGGCGACTGGGAGTGTAAGTTGAAGCGGGAGGATAGTTTATGAACGAAGACTTTGGAGCGATTACCATTCTTGCTCCAAAATGCCAGAAGTGTCCAAAAGTGAAATCCTGCGACCATAAACAAATGGCTCATCTCGGGTACATAGTTCCGCGAGAGAATAGCCTAAGTCAGCTTGAAATGTTGGACAGATTGATGAAAAGGAGAACTAATTATGAAAATCGTTGAACCTAAGTACGAAATCCTCACTGATATTTCTGAGGGAGGCATTAAGGAGCTCCAGCAGATCGAGCGGGTGGCACGGGTCTGCTACAAGAGCGAGGATAAGATCACGCCGGATGGTGAGTCGGCAAAGAGACTGGTGGGCTTTCTGGTGAAGCAGGGGCATGAGGCCATGCTGGAGCATTCGCAGCTGTCCGTGCTGTTCACCTGTGACCGGGCCATTGCCAACGAGCTGGTGCGGCACCGTATTGCAAGCTTTGCGCAGGAGAGCACACGGTACTGCAACTACTCGAAGGAGAAGTTTGGCGGAGAGCTGAGCTTTATTCGGCCGTATTATATTGATGTGACCGACACTGACAGAAAACGTGAAAGCGCAGAATATACACCTGGCAGCACTTGGCTTGATTCCTGCGAATCTGCGGAAATTCTTTATAAGGATATGATCGCACTCGGTATGCGTCCCGAACAGGCCCGTTGTGTGCTGCCGCTGTGCCTGAAGACCGAGATCGTGGTGACGGCCAACTACCGTGAGTGGCGCAACATCTTCAAGCTGCGTACTCCTGTGGCGGCCCATCCTCAGATGCGTGAGCTGATGTGCCCGTTGTTGATGGAACTTCAGAAGAAGATCCCAGTGGTGTTCGATGATATTTACACGTACTGGCCTGCGGATGACCAGACACGGAAAGGAAGTATGGTGAAGTGATGCGAATTGTGCTGCTCGCAAGCATTATTTTGCAGGCTATCGCAATTGGAATGTCTTTTGCTGAGAACATCGGCGAAGAAAAACAGAGAATCATCAGATATACAGGATGGTTCTTGCTTTTGATTTACATGATATTTGGTTGAGGTGATTGACTATGAAAAATCGTATTATTTGCGTCGTTGCATGTATGATGATGCTCGTTGGCTGCCTCGGGTTATGCAGTTGCGGAAACTATAGGGTGTTTGATACGACATTTACCTATTCCTGGGCACAGATTAAGTTGCCCGATGGAACTATTGTTCAAGGCAAAGTGGACAACTGGACTGACTACGAAGGCGATCAGCTGCAAATCACGATTGACGGTACCACATATTTGGTTCATGCAGCAAATGCTATTATGAAAACCTGAGTGGGAAAGGATGTGGTGATAAGAAATGCAGCAAAGAACGTATGATTTTCTCGCTAAGTTGAAGGTTCCCATGCTGACCTTCGGCGGAGAGCTGATGGGCGAGGCTGTGGAGATGGTCGTCGATGACTTGAACTCGCACCGATTTATGTCCATGAGAGATATCGAGGCATCACTGGCAGATAAGTTCAATTGCAGCCCTGGTGTTGCGGATCGCCGGATGCGGTATGCATTGGATATGGCGGAATATCGCTCTGGTGGGGTTAATATTGAGCTGGAGAATTTGAAGAGTACGTACGATATTAAGGTGCTGTCGCTGAAGAAATTCTTGTATGCGGCGGGGAGAAGTTTGATGGCGGAGGTGAGTGTGGGTAATGACCGCGGGTGAATTTAACGAACTGGCCAAGCAGGGGAGAGTATGGGCTAAGATCGTGGCTAATTTTAGTGGTGAATACGGGCTGGTTGAGAAAATTTCCGGTTTGACGAACCAGTTTGTGAGGTTTCGGTTCAAGGGTAAGAAGCGTGATACAATCATCTCGCCGGAGAATGTGATGTTTGAGATTGAGGACTAAAGTATGAAACTGGATAAAAATGTTATTTTGGTGAGGCCGCCCTGATTTACTTGACTATGGGCAGAGCACATGATATCCTAAATACATGACGAATAGGAGGTGCTTTTATGGCACGGACGGTAAAATGCCCTGGCTGTGGTGCGGATCTTACGGTGAAGGATGACAACCGAGATTTCATGTTCTGTGAGTTCTGCGGGACGAAGGTTCGGCTCGATGACTATCAGGAGACGCACCGGTTTGTGGATGAAGCACGGATCCAAGAGTCCAAGGATGCGAAAGAACTTGAGCTTAAGAAGATGGAGTTTGAGGAACGGAAGAGGAAAGACCAGTCAAAGGAAGAGAATAAAGCCGTAATTATTGGAGCTGTTGGATTTGCAATTATCATGATTATTTGCTTTCTAGGCTCAAAAGGATTTTTCTGAGTGCCCACTTCTGCCCATTTTATTTTTCGCAATTTTTGGGAATTTTCGAGAAAACGCCAAAAAAGTGACATTTTTTTGGCCAAAAGCCCACTTTGTGGCCAAAAATTTTTATAAAAATGGCCACAAAATTTAACGTAAATACGTTAAAAATATGCTGTTTGGCCAAAAACCCACTTTTTTCTTTAACTTACTTAAAAAAATGAAAAAATATATATAGTAATAGAGAATAAAAAACGGGTTTTTGGCCATAGCGAGTTTTTACTTGTAAATGCGCGCCCAAGGGTGTATCATAGAACCATAGTGTACGAACGTAACGCTTCTGATTCTACGAGGTGAAAACCATGAGCTACATGGATGAGCTGGCAAGAAAATGGCGCGAACACGACCGCTCTTTTGAAGGGCGAGATGTTCTTCCGAATGGCGATGAGGTTTGGACTTATACCACACTAGAACTTGGTCTTCCAGTATTATGGCTGAAACACCCGGATGGCTCATTTGAGTATCGAGTAATTCACACTCCAGGTTATGATCAGGATACCGGTGAGCATTGGTGCTGGGAGTGCCACAAGATGCTTGCACATTGCGGCGACATCTGGAAATGCAATCAATGCGGTAATGAGATTGAAGATCAAGATATTGATATCCTCTCATCGCCGACAGAAGAAGCCAGTTATCCAGATGATAATCTTGAGCCTGAGTCGGAATGGTTAGATTGATATTTGCATTTTATGCCTCTGCGCTAAAAACGCAGGGGCTTTTTCTTTTTCTCTGAAAATTCCTAAAAATTCACATTTTTTCCTAAAAACTCACGCGAGAAAAACATCCCCTTTTATGGGGGGAATAGAATGCGTCTCAGGATGCACTATTCCTCTTATTTTGGAGGTTGCATCATGCTCGAAAACAAATTCAAGACAGGATTGATAAGGGAGCTGAAAGAACGCTTTCCCGGCTGCATGGTTGTCCATCTTGACCCAAACGAGATTCAGGGAATCCCCGATCTCTTGGTTCTCTACGGCACAACATGGGGCGCATTGGAGGGCAAGAAGTCAGCGAGTGCATCTCATCGTCCAAATCAGGACTACTACGTTCAGCAGATGGACGAGATGAGTTTTGCGGCCTTTATCTATCCCGAAAACAAGGAGGAAGTTCTTAATGAACTGGCGAGATCATTCGAGGCTCACGGGGAAACATGCCCTCCTCGGAGCAAGTAACTACCATTGGCTGAACTATGACGCAGATAGATTGGCCAATGCAGTTCTTAATTACCAGGCGAAGGAACGGGGAACACGGCTGCACGCATTTGCAGCAGAGTGCATTGATCTGAAGCAAAAACTGCCGAAGAACAAGAAAACCCTCAATACCTACGTGAACGATGCCATTGGTTTCCGCATGGATACCGAGCAGGTGCTGTATTACAGTGACAACTGCTATGGAACTGCGGATGCCATTTCGTTCAACGATGGGTTCCTTCGCATTCACGACTTAAAAACCGGAGCTGTTCCTGCACATATGGAGCAGCTCTATATTTATGCCGCTCTGTTCTGCCTGGAGTACGGATACCACCCGAAAGATATTCGGATGGAGCTCCGCATCTACCAGAATGATGAAGTTTGGGTCGAGAATCCCACTGAAGAGGAAATCAGTCCCATCATCGCTAAAATCAAAGAGTTCGACCCGATCATCACTGATATTTTGTTAGGAGTGGCAGCATGAATCCGATTGAAAAAGACCTCCGTTCTTATTTTGGCATTACTTCCGAAAGCAATATCCTGGAACACTACGGCACCAAGCGGCATTCTGGTCGCTATCCTTGGGGTTCTGGCGACAATCCGTATCAGCATTCCGGCGATTTCCTGTCTCGCATTGATGTTCTGAAGAAGAAGGGATTGTCTGAGAAAGATATTCTGGAGAGCATTAACGACTCTCTTCCGAAAGAGTATCAGATGAGCCTGTCTGAGTTCCGTGTGGCAAAGCGAACTGCCATTCATGAACGGAAAACCTCAGAATACGAGCAGATCCATAAGCTGAAAGACGAAGATCACCTTGGCTGGACTGAAATTGCCAACCAACTTGGCATGAGCGAATCAAGTGTTCGATCCAAATATGCCGGAAATGCAGACAAAAAAGCGCAGCGTGCAAAAAACATCGCCGAAACTTTGAAAAAAGAAGTCGATAAAAAGGGAATGATCGATGTTTCGGAGGGCGCAAACTTTGCGTTGGGCGTAACTGATACTGAACTTCAGGATGCAGTATATACGTTAGAGGCCGAATACGGTTATAAGCGTTATGGCGTAGGTATTAAGCAACCGACAAACAATCGCCAGCAGACCAATATCATGGTGCTTGCGAAACCAGAGTTCGATCAGAAGTATGCCTACAATCATCAGGAACAGATCGATTCTCTGGGCGATTACCACTCTGATGATGGCGGCGAGACCTTCACGAAGCTTCAGCGCCCCTCTAGTCTGGATTCCAGTCGAGTTGCAATTCATTATGGCGATGAAGGCGGTCTGGACAAAGACGGTGTTATTGAGATTCGCCGTGGTGTGCCCGACCTTGACCTCGGCAAGAGCCATTATGCGCAGGTTCGTATCCTCGTTGACGGTGACCATTATCTGAAGGGCATGGCAGTCTATTCTGATGATCTGCCGGATGGTGTGGACGTTAGGTTCAACACCAATAAGCCTTCTGGCACGCCCAAGATGAAGGTCCTTAAAGAAGCAAAAGCGGATCCTGACAACCCGTTTGGCGCAGCTATCAAGGCCAACGGCCAGAGTATGTATATCGGTGATGACGGCAAAGAGCACCTCTCGCCGATCAACAAGCTGAAGGAGGAGGGCGACTGGGACACGATGTCTCGGAATGTCTCTTCTCAGTTCCTTTCCAAGCAGCCCAAGAAGCTGATCGAGAACCAGCTTAACCTTACCGTTGCGGATTATAAAGCCCAATATGATGAAATCATGCGGTACGATAATCCTACGGTCAAGAAGAAACTGCTCAATGATTTTGCTGATACGGTTGAAGGAACATCCATGACTCTGAAGGCATCTGCTTTCCCGGGCCAGTCCACGAAGGTTATCCTGCCGATCAATAAGATTAAGGAGACAGAGGCTTATTGCCCTACCTATGAGAATGGCACCAGACTTGCACTGATCCGTTATCCCCATGCAGGTACCTTTGAGATTCCCATCGTGACTGTCAACAACAAGAATGTCAGTGGTAAGCGGAATCTCGGCGCGATTCAGGATGCAATCGGCATCAATGCGAAAGTTGCAGAGCGGCTTTCGGGCGCAGACTTCGATGGCGACACGGTTATGGCGATTCCTATTACCGACAAGGTCAACATCAAGTCCACCCGTGCATTGAAAGCACTGAAAGGATTCGATCCCAAGACAGCTTATGCAGTTCCTGAAGGCAATCCGAACAATGTCAGGCTGATGAAGAAAGAAGACAAGCAGCGCGAAATGGGCGTGATCTCCAACCTCATCACTGACATGACATTGCGTGGTGCCGACGAGGATGAGCTTGCGCGTGCAGTTAAGCACTCCATGGTCGTTATCGATGCTGAAAAGCATAAGTTGGACTACAAGCGGTCTGAGCAGGAGAATGGCATTCCCGAACTGAAGCAGAAGTGGCAGATTCGTGTGGATGAGGAAGGCGCTATACACTATGGTGGCGCATCCACGCTCTTGTCTCGCCGTAAGCAGACCGTTCGTGTGCCCGAGCGCCGTGGTAGTATTCGTGTTGACAAAGAAACAGGCGAGTACATTTATAAGGAGAGTGGGCGTACTTTCATTGACCCAAAGACCAAGAAGGAACGCCCTGCTGAGGACACGGTCAGTCTTATATCGGAGACAAAAGATGCGCGAACACTGTCTTCTGGTACTATTCAGGAGAACCTGTACGCGGACTTCTCTAACAAGTTGAAGGCTATGGCCAATCAGGCGCGCAAAGAGGCGGTAAATATGAAGGGACTTGAATACAGTCCTTCTGCCGCAAAGACCTATGCGCCTGAGGTTGCTTCTCTGAAAGAAAAGTATAACAACATGATCGCTAACAAGCCTAAAGAGCGCAAAGCAATGCTGATTGCGAACGCGAATATTAAGGCGAAGATTCAGGAACAGGGACTTGATCCCAACATTTCGGAAGATAAGAAGGTAATCAAGAAGATCTCTTCTGTCGAGATGCAGCGTGCTCGCGATTCTGTTGGTGCAAGCGGACGCAAGTCAAAGGTTACCTTCACGGACAGAGAGTGGGAAGCTGTTCAGGCTGGCGCAATTTCAGACAATATGTTGACGAAATTCCTTAATTCGTCTGATTCTGACGAAATTGTAAAACGTGCAATGCCGAAAAATGTTACTGCTATGACTTCTGCAAAGATGTCCAAAGCAAACGCAATGCTGAGAAGCGGTTATTCTTATGCTGAAATCGCCAAGGCCTGCGGTGTTCCGGAGTCCACGGTTTACAGCGCGCTCAACAAATAACAATCAATTAAGAAAGAGGCTTTGAATAATGGTTCGATGCTTTCTCACCACCTTTGACAACCCGTACAGTCCGTACGAGGAGTTCGAGAAGTGGTATCAGTATGATATCGAGCACGGCTACAACTCTTCCGGGTTGCTTATGAGGATCGCCGAGACCTCCTCACAGTTCACGGACAACGAAAATGCCTATGAAATTGAGAAGGCAATCGATAAAATCGTTGCTGCCGACCCGATAAACATCTACAAGAAGCTCAAGATCACCGTGCCCGACGAGGACACGCTCGGCCAAACCGCGTAAACCATAGGGAGGGGGTCTCAAAATCGACACCCCCTCTCAAATCGCGCCGGTCTTTGATATTTCCCCGGAGGGAAAATTGAGAATTGGGTTTTAACTACTGCCGAGGTTTCAGGGTGTAGACTGTGCCTCGGTGGTTTTTGTAAGAGCTTATGGGAGGGTGCTCTCTTCAAACAACCTCCATTTGTCGTTTGTTCATTTTTCTTCTCCTTTCAAATGATTAGAAAGACACCACAACCGGCTCCCATAAACTCTTACAAAAGCCATTGAAAAGTGTGGGAAACAGGCAAGATTCTAGTACAAACCAAATCAAAACAGAATAGAAGGATGACAAAAATGAGGACAAAGAAAGCTGCTTCTGAAGACGTGGCTCCCATGCGGCCAACATTGTCCCCAGAAGTACGAGAAAACCAGATGATTTCCCTAGCAATGGATCTGGTGGAGAAGCGATTGCGTGAAGGAACGGCATCTTCGGCTGAAACGACCCATTTTCTGAAACTGGCTACAGTTAAGTCAGAACTGGAAAAGAAAAAGCTGGAAGCAGAGAACACCCTCCTTCATGCAAAAGCCGATGCTATTCAGGCAACTAAGGATAATGCTCTTCTTTACAAGGAGGCAATCAAGGCGATGCGTGAATACGGCGGGGTAGAAGATGGCGATGAATAAGAGAACATATACTGAGCTCTGCCAGTATGCGACCTTTGAAGACCGGTTCCGTTATTTGCAACTGCATGGTGCTGTTGGGCATGATACTTTTGGCTTTGACCGATACCTGAATCAAGACTTTTACCAGTCCAGAGAGTGGCGGATGTTTCGTGACAAAATTATTGTTCGGGACATGGGATGCGACCTTGGTGTTCCTGACCATGAGATTACGGACTGGGTTGTCCGAAACGGAAAGCTTATCCGACCACGCATCATCATCCACCATATAAATCCTATCACAAAAGAAGACGTGCTGGAGCACCGAGAATGCTTACTTGACCCCAACAATGTTATTTGCG